TAACCTGCATTAGCAAGAGCTCTGCCGATCGCCGAAGTCTCGCAATTCTCCAGTGCTGAAGTACTATTAACGCCTCGATCAGTAACCTTCTCCTCCGCGTACCCTGTTGTCCATGCAACAGTATCGGCAGCAACTTTGTAAATATACGCTTTAACAATGTATCTATCTTTGTCGCACACTTCCAACTCAGTAGCAATGCGCGAATCTGGATAATCCTTAATGAACTTTTCAAGTCTCACCTCGACTGTCTCGTAATCAGCTAAATTAAACATAGAGATCATTCTCCTCTGTGGCGAGTTGTCCGCCAAGTGCGCCATAGCTACATAGATCAATCCACGAGTCTATCTGTTGGGCTGATTGATTAGTCCTAGCTAGTTTAACTAGCACCATAATGCCTGCCACCTGATAATCGTGTATCGGTGTCTGTAAGTAAGCACTTAACATCATGGCTGTGTGTTGCAAGTTATCAGCTGGATGTCCGTAAGACAGGCCACGATCTCTAATCGTGTCTGTAGCTGTAAGCAGGATTTCATTGGCTTTCATTCTTGCCAAAATCCTTGACGAGTAAGATCGCGACCGCGCCTATAACCTTCGCGCCTGCCGTCTTTGTAGCCTTGCCAATACCAGATAAAATTAGAAGCTATGAGTAATCCAAGCATCCCTATAATTGTAATTGAGTTAATCATTGTGTACCTATCTGCATCCAGTGCCCTTGACTGGCTTACGATATTAGTGTCGCATAGGTGTGGGACATTTATAGTTATTTAACTATAACGAAACGATAACAATCTAATGTTACCTTTAGTTTCTTTAGGGTACATTTAGGCGTAAAGTCTGCCGTACAGGGTAAAAGATCCATCCTTGTTAATAGGCACTAGCATCGGACTTACTCTATCGCCATGAGTTTCAATCACTGCCACGCTCATTTGCCAGTTAGCACTGCCAGCCTTCAAATAAGAGGCTTTCTTCTTGTCCATGACATTTCCTGCCTCTAAGCCCCATAAAGTCCTGTACGAGGCTCCTATGCCCTCTGTAAAGGCACTGATGCCTGCTCTGTGCGTGTGTCCACAGACTACAGACTTGCCAAACTTCTTAGCCAAACCAAGTGCAGTGAGTCCAGCATTAGAGTTCATCGATCCTTCATCACCATGGACTAAGACCCAGCCTTTGTGAAACTCAAAGGGCTTTTTGTGGAAGCGGATGCCAAGTCCTGCAAAGTCCATAAACTTAAGGTATTCAAGTTCTGGCAGTCCAATGAGGCTAGGTGCTCGTAGTAGCGTGTTGTAAAGCCTGTCTGTGTGATTGCTTCTAGTGACATCTGTTGTGCCGAGGTCATAGAGAATATTCTGTGCAAGATTTCTGTCAGCATCTAATGTGCCTTCCCACTCCAACTTGGTGCCCTGTGCCCAACGACTTTGTGACTGCATGTCAAGCTCATCACCCGTGTTTAGGACAAGGTCAAACTTCTCACGCTTCACTAACTTGATTAGATTCTTGACCGCCGCCTCATGATGAAACGGAATTTGAAGATCTGAAATTACTAGGTACCTTTTTTGGATTCTAGTCATCGTCCTCATCATCGTAATCGCCCAGCTTTTCAGGCGGTATTCCGTCAGGCAAGATCCAGTGAGGGTAAGCCTGTGGCTCAGTGATCATAAACATGGCAATATCTTCTGCAAAGCCTGCTCGCTTTAATGAGCTAAAATACTCATAAAGCCCGATGCAGTATGCATCAAGCTTTGAGTAACCTTGCTCCTCTAATGCCTTAGTTGCTTTTCTTGCCATAGCACAATGTTACCTGTCAAGCAAGATGTTATAGATCTCATCAACACGCGAGTTTAATCTTTTTATTTCAGACAACAGGTGCGTAATGACATAGCCAGACAAGCCACCTAGTGCAACAATCGTGGCAAGGTAGAGCGTAAAGAAATCGGATTGTGTCACTTCTTCATGCCTAGTGCTGGATCATTGACATTGAGGTAGCGCAGTACAGGTGGAAGGATTGAAGCAATACCTGCTGCAATAAGTGCTTTAGGATCTGTGACCCCAGCTGCCGCCATTGAGATAACTGCCACTAGAAACGCTCTGCCCCATGAGCCTGCTGCTGTCTTTAGTTCATTCATTATTCTCCGCCTAACATAGATACTTGAAAAAAAGCCCCATCATTGTCAGCTTCTTTCTTAAAGCTAACATGCATGTGCTTAGTGTGTTTGTTCGCCCCTGTGTATTTGCGCCACTTCCAATTAAGGATCTTGGAGCAGATTGATCCATCAAATATGATGTAAGCAATACGGTTGTCTGTTTTTGCCTTTGATATGGCACGAAGCTGATCTGCAAGATCGCCCATGATGTCGGGCTTTGATCCCTTAAATAAGTCACGATCGATGTCGATGGCACGAACCCAACCTTGCTCATCTGGATTATGATCAGACTTGCGAGCAGAGTGTCTGGTATCGCCGATCCAACCATCCGATGTGCGGTCACGATCTGGGAATGAGTCATCGACCTGTTCCAAAAGTTGTTGAGCAGCCTTAGATAATCTTAGCTTCACTCGGATTAAGCCATTCTTGATAGTCAGGATTTTCCTCGGTACAGGTAACACGACATAAGCCGTCATCATCTATGCGAGCATAAATCTTAACGCCATCTTCTTCTTTTAATAGTTCATATTTCATAGCTCTGCACTCCATCCAAGATAAGTCACTCCAGCATTATTGAATCTCAATAAAACACCTTGACCAGCGGTTAAGGCTGCTGCCACTTGAGCATCAATTACCATATAAGCAGTTGAGGCAGAGATAAAAGTTGGGGCACTATTGCAGTTTGTATTTCCTGCCGTGCTTCTAATTGCATAATCGGTCGCAGTTCCCGTTTGTTCTAACGCTGTTGGTGCTGTTCGCATTGTTTGGGCAAAAGGAACACTAAAAAGTGCTTGTGAAGTTGTAGAAGCAAAACCAGAAAAAGAAGCACCGACTGTTGCAGGAGTAATTCTTTGATAGTACCTCTGGCACATAGCCAATTCGTTTTGATAACTTCCACCGCTTGCAGTCTGGAAAGCAGTTGCAACACTTCCAGCTTCTACCTGCAATCCCCAGAGATCAAGTGTGAATGTTGAGTCGTTTGGAAGTAAAAATCTGAGTTCTAGAAAGTTGTTTGTTCCGATAGTTTTACCTGAAAGTGAAGGTAAAGTTGCAGTATAAGAATAACGAGTCCAGGAAGTTGTTATTGTTGGAGTGCCAAGGTTTGTTGATGTTGAAGTTGAACCACCAGTTCCAAATTGTTGATTGAGGCCGACAACTCCAAGAGTTGTACTTGCCGCAGCTTTAGCCCAAAAGGATAAAGTTACAGTTTGACCAGCAAAAGTTCTGACATTTTCAATATTCTGATCTAATTGATTAAAGGTATCACCAGTTCCAGCAACAGATTGATCGTATCTTAAAAAGAATTGGCCTTCGTATCCTGCAACAGGTGCAGTTCCCGGCGTGAAAGTCTGTTGCGAAATAGTACGAGTTGAACCTGCGCCACCATAAAACAATTTGAATCTATCGGCTAGATAGCTTCCGCTTGCAGGAGTAGTAAAACTCGTTCCACGCTGCCAAATACCAAAGTCACCATTAATAATCTTGTTCTTGCCTGCAGCAAAGTTTGCTTGATAGCGAAGTCCTGTTGCAGCAGAACTATCTGCTACGAGTGTCTCGCCATTTGCGCCCACTGAAAGATTTGCTGGAGTTGATGCAGCAGTAGCAGCAATTAAAGATCCCTTAGCTGTAACAGTGGCTTTAGGAGTCATTGTGCCCATTGTCGTATCAATGGCGTTGCCAAGTGTACGAATGGCAAGCGCGCCATTTTTTACAAGGTCGGTGTTGTCTGGTTCAGCCCAGCCATATATCGGTGAGGTTGCCATTTAAGATAGTACTCCTGTCGCGTTGTTCCAGATAAGTGTAGCATTTGTAGTTGCCCATGTTATTGCGCTAGGGATAACCGTATCCCATTGTGTCGTTGATAGTGAGAACTCTGTTGCTGTGATGTAGAGGGTCATGTCCACATAAGCAGGGGTTGCATTGACTGCCACATTTTCAACAAAGCCCTCAAAGGTTCCCTCTAAAAGATTGCTAGGCAGGTTGCTAATAAGCACTGGCATGCCAAAAAATACTCCAATCAGGCTGTCAAGCATTGCACTTGGCAGGTCTGGATTATCTAGGCGGAAGGTAATTGCTCCGAGTGAGCCTTTAGGCACTTGTCGCAGTCTTAAATCTCTAGTGCCAATGTCTGTAATATCTGCAAGGTTTTTGATGTTTGACTCAAAGGATCTTTCGTAAAGTCCGTAAGAGGCAATAGAGTCTGCGCTGGATGTGCTAAAGGTCGATGCGTACCCTGTGCTATAGCGATAAATCAAGCTGTTACGGATACGACCAATCTGTGTTGTGGATTGGATAGTGCGTGGCGATGCGTAAGAGCCATCTAGTGCTGTGTAGCCATTGGCTGCAAGGTAGTTTGAGCGATGGTCGGCATCGTCATAAGAAACATCGCCGTCCTTTTCTTCGTAGATCTGGCCTAGTGCGCTAGTGCCAATCTGGTCTGCAAGGGTTAGAGACCTAGCCGAGGCACTAGCTGCGAGGGCAATCATGGTATAAAAGCCTGAGTCAATAGTGCCAATATACGACTCAGCATCTTGCCATGTTTGTGTTGCTGGATATGTAGCCCATGTGACTGTAGGAGTTACTTCATCCCAGTTAAGGTTAAGGGCTGCGCCTAAGATTTCGGCTATCTGTGCGCCATCTAAGCCTTCTGCAAGGGCTGTGTTATAGACCGCTTTTGTCAGTTTAGCCAATGAGCCAATGCCTAGAATGACTCCATAGGTTATGAAACCAGACTCCTCTGGACTTCTGACTCCCACATTAAAGTCTGAGACCTCGCCACCAAAGACAGTGACATAAGTGCCAGTTGAGTTCTTTAGTTCTAAGGTTATTTCTTCTGTGACATTGATGGTGAAAGGTGATCCATCTGTGTTAATAATCTCTACTCGGCAGTAACCTGCTGTGGGTTGGCGATCAATGTCTAACCGACCAGAGGCAAAAGATACAGAAGTTACATTTGTGAACACATCATCATTGACAGTCACACGCCATTCAGGGAGCCATGTCATTACTCAAACCCTGCTAGTTCTAAAGTTCCGCGCTGACCTGCCCCTCGCAGTACCTCTGCAATGGCCTCTGCAATAGCGTTAGGATCTCCTACACCTGTATTGACAGTAATTTCTATCTGTGTGACAGGTTGTGTTGTCGTTGAGTCATCGGCCATCGCTGACTGTGCAGATGCCAGTGCTGCCGCTGCTGCCATTTCTTGAGCGGCTGCTTGTCCTGCAATTTTTGCTAGGTTGCCAGAAACGCCTTGTGGTGCGCCTGTGAGGATTGCCGCTTCTGCTGCTGCTGCT